GCCAGAGTGGGAGGAATGCGCACGGCAGCCTCTGAAAGCATCTCCGCGTGCATATGCGCCGCTCCGACAACGAAACGCTGAATTGCAACCTGCGGCAGCTCGACACGGTGCACTTGCTCAAAGTGCCAATGCTCTCTAGGCGTGTATTGATAATAGTCGCTATCGCTGTCGGCAGAGTGAAAGAAGAACCAATCCATCACGCACTCCAGGGGTGTGCGTGCGAGCGGATCAGAGCGCCTATTGATTTGCCAAGAAAAGATATCAGACACATATTGATCGAGTCGATCAAAAAAGGAGGCATGTTTGCGCGATTCGGCCTTTTCGCGCTTAATAAAGGCGTTCATAGCGAGATCATAATCTCCGGAGTGACGGAGATGGGCTAAGAGCGCGTGGCCTACAGTGGAGTAGAGCTCCTCTGTTCCCATGTCCCAGCGCTCTTCGATAACTTGATCTCCAACTCGGACCTCACCGAGCATGCCGCGAAGTTTCGCGGCAACAAGTGAGAAACTGACTTGACTGGGTGTAAGGCCGGCGACGAACGAAACGAGGGCCCTGAAGCGACGGCCAGGCACCGTAAACTCCTTGCACGCGCCAGAACGGCGCCAACCAGGTCGGAGGAAAGGAAGCACGAGTGGTGCATCCGCTAAATACCAGGCCTGAGGAGCAATTTCTTGACGACCGCGAACGACGCTAACGTGCAAATGATACATACTGCCAACTTTCGAAACTTCCTCGCACAAAACGTGGAAGCCTTCAAGATCGACACATGGACTCAACCAAGTCAACAGAGCCAACGAATGGCGGTACCCAGCGGAAGCCCCGCCAAGATGCGTAACGCTAATTCCATCGACTTCACGCTTGTAGAGCAGTCCCAGAACCTCGTCAGTATAAGACGAAATGCGCGAATCGAGAAGGGGCACAGGGAGGTGCGTGATTACGTGGGCCTCAGCAATTCCACGAGCTGCCATGTGAGCGCAAAATTCGCCAAACGGAATATCATGCGTAGACAATGGTGCAAATAGCACAGTGTTCGGAGGGGGCCTATGCGGGCAGTCCTGAAACTTATTATTGCAACGAATTTGCTCAGAAAACTGACGCTGTGCTTGGGTTGGCGCTATCTCATGGCGGAAAGCGTCGCGACCAGACAAAATTGGCTGCGCATTGTGCAGAGCATGCGGCGTAATGGAGACCTGCGCAGCTGAGGCGCCGACGAGATAAACCGGCGAATTTTGTATTTTCTGCAGCACCCTCGAGAACAGCGCATATCTAGCGGACGAAGCGGCCCCATGTGGGTGCACATAGGTCGCTCGAACCACAGAGAAGTCTGGCAAAGCATCGGAAAAGGCAGCAAAAACTGCCTCAGGAACATTCGTCGGCAACCACAGCATCGGCGCGTCGTGAGGTGCGGCCATTAGCAAGCCAAGACGCTGCGTCATGATTTGAGCGAACGCGGAATTGACAACGCCCGTCTCGCGCACAGTGAGTAATTTGGCTAAGCGCAATTCGTGC